CGCCCGTGCCGAGAATGGCGAATGGGGAATTGGCCGACGCATCCATCGGAATCAGGCAATCGCGGAAGACATTGCGCGTTGTGCCGCCGGCGAATTCAATCGTCGCATTGGCCGCGCTCCGCACTTCGGTATCGGCGCCGATGACGCACGAATCGAACACGTTTTCGCCCGATCCGCCCGAGCCAATCTTGAGCACCCGTGAGCCGGCATCCGCCCCTGAGGCATGATCCGCATCGCACATCCCGGCAATCTGGCAGTTCTGGAAGTAATTCCGGCTGCCCGTGACGACCATCCCGACCTGCGCCGTCGTGCCTGCCGTAAAGCCCATGAACCACTGAATGTTCTGGAAGATGCAGCCTGACGCAGACACCGTGAAATACGGCGTGAAGGCCGCCGTGCTCGTATTCGGGGCAATGCGTGCGCGCTGGGAGAACAACACCGGCGCTGCGTTCCCGATCAGATGCGTTTCGCTCTTGGCCCAGGTAAAGGAGGCATCGCTCCGAGCGGTAGCCGACGTGCCGCCATTGGCCATCAGCACAACCGCGTCGTTCTGGCCGGCCGTGCAGGCGCCATACGCGGTCGCGAGCGTCTTGAACGCCTGTCCTTGCGACAGGCCGGTATTCCCGTCATACCCATTCGCGGGATCGAGATAGTAGACGTTCCGAAACAGGCTCGCGAGGGCACTGGTCCCGGCGGACAACAACGCATTCGCGGCGTCTTGCGTCAAGGCTCCGAAGGGTCCGTTATAGGCGCTCATGCTGACTCCTTGGACCCTTTCGGGGCCCTGAGGTTAGTTCGTGGGAGGTGTTTTCCGGACGTATTTGCGCTTGGGCTGTTCTTTGATTTCGCCCAGCATGTTGTCCGTCGCTCGTTCGGCCTTCAGGGCTTCTGCGAGCGCCAACGTGCTCATCGTGACATCTTTCGCGCGTCGTTCGGCATCCGCCCGTGCCATGTCGGCCTCGAGCTTGATGAAGTGTTCTTTCGCATCCGCCGGCGATTCGAACCAATCGGAGCCGAGCCGCACGCGTTCCGTGTCGCTCTTGACGACGGTCGTCTCGCACTCTTCGCCAGGCTGATTCTGCCGATACATCGCTTTGGGATACGGCTCGTAACGATACGGCCCTTCCCAATACTCGGCATCATTCGGCGTCAACTGCCGCATTTCCCCGCGACTATCTTGAATTTCGGTCTGAATCATGAAACACCAGAAAGAAAGGGCCGAGCGAGATTGCCCGGCCCCGTCAGTTTACGCCTAGGTATCTGTCAGCGTAACGTTGGTCTTCCAGAGCACCAGCCAGGCGAGGTTATTGGCCTTGATGGAGAAGCCATCGCCAATCGCCCCGCCGAAGGTCGCGATGTCCTGGTCGCCCGAGAAGCTGACGTCGGAGACCGCCCCGAGTGCATCCACCGCATTCAGCACGTAGGCATGCGCCGCCCCGGCCTGAATCGTGACCACTTGGCCTTCCTGCGCCAGCGTCGGGTCCGCAATCAACTGCGCCGTCGTCACGGTGCCGAGCACATTGACGAAGACGCCACCCTTGCTGATCGGGATGACCAGCGTGCCACCCGTTGAGGTGTTGTAGGTGATGTGCTCGACGGTCGGCGCGAACGGAATCTGCACTTCTTCGCCCGCCGGTGGCGACGAGAAGTCTGACGGGTCTCCCCAGAAGACCTGAGCCCCTGAGATATGGGCGCGCTGGGCCGTTCCATCCTGTCCGCACAAGACAGGCACCAAGCCACCGACCGCATCGGCCGAGGCTTTGAACAGTTCGCTGTCGATCATGAACATCTTGCCGCGGGTCATCCCCGTGGTCGTCGCGATCGACAGGGTCGTATCGCTGATGGCCTTGGCCCCGCTGAGTGTCGTTTCTGCTAATGCCATCGTTATGCTCCCTGGATCCGAACGACCCATTCCGGCCGGTAAGTCTTCCAGCCGTAAATGCAATCAATTCGACAGAGGTTCTGGTCGCTCAAGGCGTTCCACTGTTTCGCCATCCGGAGCGCAAAGCCGAGTGGTTTGCTCTGGATGCGTTCCGCAATCGCGCCGCCTTCCGGCATGATCAGGTCCGCCATCACCATGACGACGGCTTCCTTGACCCAGCCGAGACCCTGCGCGCCCGTGACGGCCGACGTGCCGACAACCGTAATCACCGCGTTGTCGACCGGCGACTGCGTGACGGTCTGCAACTGGCCCGACGTGATGATCGCCGGCTTGATGCTGACCGTAATCGCGCCCGTGGTGTCGCTGATGCGCTGCGTCACTTCGAACTGCTGCAGCGATCCGGTGCTCTGATAGTTCTGCGGATTGACCGCAAAGACACCCGAGGTGCCCGCAACTGCCGATGGGCCCAGCGTGAAGATGGTGCCCACGGTCAGCGTCGTGCCGCCCGAGGTCCAGCCATCCGTGATCAGCGAGGAGCCGGTCTGGTTCGCGCCATTGACGAGCGGCGTGCCGCCGTAGGTCGCGTTCGTGAACCGCGCGACGTTCTGATCCCAGAACCACTGTTGGAACCCGAGGACGTTGCTGGCGTAAATGCCCTTCTCGAACGAATCCGAGATGGTGCCCTGAGGATTGAACAGGGCGAAGTTCGCGTTGGTGATGGCCGCCTGCATGTCCGGATTGGTGATGACCATCCGGCGCGGAGGCGCGGCGTTGTTCGACAGGAGCGTATTCGCCGCGAGATACGTGCTATTCGCGGTGGGATTCGATCCCGGCGTGCCGACGCTGTTGTAAACCTCAAGGAAGATGCGCGAGAGGCCGTCGAAGTCGATCGTGTTCGCGAGCTGCACCGATGCCGGCTCAATGTAACGACCCGTGTAGTCGTCGACATCGACCGTCATCTGGAACGACGAGAAGGAAATCCCGACGTTCGCCTGGTCGGTCAGCGTGACCGGCACGATCTGGTCGGTAATGCTCTGCTGTTGAAACGCTTGACCTTTCGTGGTCTGGAAGCGTTGCGGCAGACGCAGATTGATGGTCGCGCCCACTTTGGCGCCGGCCTGCACGAAATCGTCGTCATACGTCCGATCGACGTTATTCGCGAACTTGAGGTTGTTGATCGCGATCCGCCCGACGCGCTTCAGCGTCCACAGCGGGGTAATGAGCTGGTTGGCCACTGAAGGCCTCCCTTACCAGCGGCTCTGTTCCCTGCGTTTCTTTTCTTTGGCGTTTTCGATCCGGATGTATTCCGGACTGAAGTCCATCTCGTCAGGGTCCACAGGAGTCGCACTCGCCGTGCCCCCGACCCGATGAATGGGAGGGTTGGCTGTTGATGGCTTGACCGACTGGGCTGCATCAGGTCGATTGGCGACAGCACCAGAGGCCACAAGGGTTTCGAGGTAGCGCCGCATCACCGGGGCAGCATCGAGCGGAGTGGTTGAAGACTCCTGCGCAAGCTGGGCGCAATCCTCAGGATGCGTGCTGAGGTATCGCACAATGTCGACGGATTTCGGAGAAGTCAAGAGCACGCGTTCCATCACCGGAGAAACAGGCGGATCATTCGCCTCAAGCGCCTGTTGCAAAACTGGATCAGACGAGCGGGCTTCTTTCAAATTCTGATGATAGGTGTCAACGATTTGACGATACTGCCGCTGTTGTTCCAGCACCGCATAGCGGTAATCGGCGCGCGCATCGGTGTAGTCGTCGTAGTCTCTGCCAGGATTCGCCTGCGACCACGCATCCCAGCCGGGAAAGCGACCATTCTGCGGCTGTGGCTGCTGGGAGGCTGGCTCGACCCGTTCAGCCGGTCGCTGTGCCCGTTCAAGGGCTTCAAGGCGTGTTTTGAGTGAGGCCGCCTCTTCGCGAGCGAGTCGCGCGTCTTCCTTGGCGGCGGCTTCTTTCGCAGTGGCCTGCTGGACGCGCGCTTGTGGATCGTTCCGCGGCTTGCCCGAGCGTGGCTTAAATTTGCCGGATTCGTCCCGATCGGCGGGTGGCGCCGTCTCAAGGGGCAATTCCGGGGTTGCCTCTAGTGGCTCATTGGCTGGGACCGGGTCGGAGGTCTGGAGTGCGTCTGGCTGGCGTTCGCTATCAGCCGTCCACAAGTCGTCCGAGGCATGCCCGGGCAGGGCATCGGCGGGTGTTTCGGTGTCGACTGGACTCATGAAGCGGACTCAGTATCTGTCAATGAATTGGCGGTGTCAAGATTCTGACTAGTATTTTCCGACTTTCGACAACGGTTTCGCATGCTTGACGTGCTGCGGCTTGCCCTTTTCGCTGCCAACCGCAAAATCATGCAGTTGCTCATGCGTCATCGAGGCGCGCAGCTTCTTCGCCATCGGGAATGTGGCGCCGTGTTCGGCCGCTTGCATGAGGCGCTGTTGGGCGCGAGATTTAGCTGGCATCGCAGGCCTCTAGCGCTTTGGCCAGTGCTTGTCGATCGATTTCGTCGGACAATGCGTGCGCTGAACGAGACACAAGGGCCTTGCAGTCATCACAGAGATAACTCGTTGGTTCAGGTTTCCACTCGCCGAGCACCATCAGCGCAGCCTGTTCGCCAGTCATGGGACCGTGCAGATCGCAGCGTCGTTCCATCATCGCCCAACTTTCGACAACGGCTTGCCCAATCCCGGATAGAGCCGATGCGCCTTCGCCACGACCTGCGCATGCACAGACTTCCCACCCGATAGTTGCTCCGCGAGAATGGCGTGTTTTTTATCATTCATCGGGTATGAACCAGAATGAGGTGCTTTCGAGGGCACGCCAAACTTCGCCTTCGGAATCTCTCGACGCGCCGCCGCGGTCAACTTAGCCATTCAGCGCCTCCACTTGCTGCCGTTGCTCCGGCGTCATCGCAATCACCACATCCAGCCAATCGACTTTATGCCGACTCGCCATGCCCTTGGCCTTCTTCAGCCGCGCGGCGTCGAGGCCCTTCGCGCTAAAGAGGCGCGCGATGATCAGCGCCGCACCATTCGGAATCGTGCGCTCCATGTTACCCAAACAGTGCGGCCATGCCGAACACGAACGCGGCAGCCGCGGTAGCCGCCTGAATACAATCCAGCACGATATCCGCGAGACTCACATAGTGCATCATCGTCCACTCCACGTCGTCGGCTCAAAGTAATCGCTGCACCCGTTCGGGTCCACCTTCGCGAACTTCCCACGCATTGAGAGGCCAAACTCGCCATCCTTCGCCAGCGCGATAATCTCCGGCTGCCGGCAACTATCTGCCGCAGCGTAATACTCGCAATGGTCGCAGCGAAAGGGGCCATGCTCGCCACTCATGTAGACCTGATGGGTGTCAGGCATTGCCCTGATCCGGTGTCGGCGCTAATGCTGCTGCCTGCTGCCCCTGCTCAAGCGCCTGCTGGTGCCCCAACTGCGCCATGTTCAACTCATGCTGCCGGTCAAGTGCCGCCTGATTAGCATCCTGCGCATGCTCGCGTCCCTGCGTCGCCGCTTCATGCATCTTCCCGAGATGGTCCGCAATGACGTTCATATGCAAGTCGAGTTGTTTCGCCAGTTTACTCTCCAAGGCATCGACATATGACCGGAAGTTCTCGGCATCCACCTTGGCTTGTGAGGCTGACATCGTGGCCGCCGCGGCAATGTTGGCTTTCTCGAGCGCGACCTGGTTGGTCTGCTGGCTACGTTGTGTCTCAGCCTGCTCCTGAAACTGCGTCTTCTGCAGGTCGATCTGGCCCTTCGCCTGCGCTTCGGCCTGTTTCGCCGCCGTCTGGCTCTGAAGCTGCTGCTGCAACTGCTGCACCTGCTGCTGGAGCTGCATCACTTCAGGATTCGGCCCTTGCCCATCGTCATACGCCCCGGCTAACTGCGGCGGCAGCGACTTCTTCGCAATATCGGCCAGTTTCAGCGCATCCGGCGTATCGAGCGACTCGATGAACGCCGGCGCCAGCGCCGCGGCCATCTCCGGTGGCACGACTTTCATGATGTTCTGAATCGCATCGTTCACCGCTTCGCGCTTCGTGGCGAATGACTTGCCGACCGTTGGCGTCGTGCTGAACGAACCTTGCGACAGATCGATATACATCACGTCCAGCATCTGCGGCTTGCCGTCTGGTCCCGGCGGTCCCGGCAACTGCTTGGGCACCGGCTGCCCCTTTTCCCAATTCGGCAGGGCTTTCATCGGCTGACCATCTGGCCCTTCGACGTAGGGATAGTTCAGCATCACCATCCGGCGCTTCTCATCGAGGCCGAGCGCAGGAACGAGGCGGCCCGGTCGATCGAAGATGCGTGGAATCAGGTCACGCACGACCTTGCCGTCGTAGTGGAGCGTGATATTAACAAAATTGTCCATGTAGCCGCTGGATCCGACTTCGGCTTGCCCTTGTAATGCTTGGATCGCTTTGCCTGAACGGTCATGTGGGTCCAACTGTCCGAGGGCTACCGGAGGAATACCTGATACCGTATGCACATCGTCTTTGGCAGACTGTGCCGCGACGGTCATGGCCTGAATCGCCGGTTCTTGCACGGTGCGCTGCGGCAATGGTAGCAACTGCCCAGCCCGGTCATACGCTGCCTTAACGGGCAGAATGAAGAAATCGCGCACCGCTGACTGCTTCCACCATTCCAGATACGGCTCAATCGTCTCCATAAATCCGATGTATGGAGCTTTTGTGGCCAACGCAATAGCCGACACTTGCGCCGAGCGCATCACGTTGTAACTCGTGGCGGCATCTTTCGCTGGCCTGACATAGCCTTGCCACCGTCGCTCGCCGTTCACATTCGATTCTTTGCCGATAGTCGGCACGATGGGAATAAACTTCCCGTTCCACTCGACCGGCGGCTCGAGATATTCGACGGCGTTGATCTTCGACCACATGATCACGCGGTCGACGTGCGGTCGACGCATGCCCTTCTGCACGGTGACGCCTGTGGGGAGTTCGTCACCCTCGAAGCCGACCGTGTTATCGCTGCGCAGCACCTTGTAGCGCGTCCGCTCCGTCACTTCCCAATACTCGGCAATCCGGATGGTCTTGCCGGACTCTCCGTTGTCATCGGTCGGAAAGACCCAGTTTGGCTGCGCATCGCCTACGGCTGTGAGCTCGCCGGCATCGTAATCGGTCAGGTCGGAATCGGGATACTCGGCCTTGTAGCGGTCCAGCGGAATATCTTCCGTCACATACAGCCGGCGCCCATCGCTGAAGTCCGGTTCCTGACACGTCTGGTCTGGATAGACGCTGGCCTGGTTGAGAATGCGCCGCCAGCAGAGATTTTGGTCACGAAAGGACGCTTCATCGTTCGGGTCTTCATCAGCGTATTCGGTATCAATCCGATACCATCCCATGCCGGCCTTCTCCGCCCGGTCGGCCGCCCAATTTCGCGCGATATTGGCCCGGCTTTCCTCTTGCGCCGCTCGCACGATGTCCTCGAACACTTCCGCGACATCCTGCGTCGACCCGCCACCCTTCGGCGCGAACGTCAGCGACAGTCGTGCATTGCGACGCGTATTCGCAAGCTGATCGCCTGGTCCTATGAGTTGATTGATGACAATCGTGGGCTTCGGCGGTGTCGGTGGCAAACCATTGACGGCTTGATTGCCGGCCCGCTGCGTCTTCACGGTCGGATCAAACTGCTCGTCCCACTCGACGAACTTGAGGTCTTGCATCTCGCGTTCGCGCTGCTTGGCGAAGTAGGTCGCGGAGGCTTTGAAATAGTCGAGGGCTTTGGCGTGGCGCTTCTTGAGGTCGGCGACCTCGTCTGGCTTGCGAGAGTCGGCATCGGGCACGAACTTCCGCGTCTTGCGGCCGGTGTCTTCTTCGAGGTCGACGGGAGGCGCCATTAGCGACTCGTCCACTGCGGGTCAATCGGCAAGAGTAGGCCCGTGCTCGCATTACTGAGGGACCGACCTAACTCCTGTGCATCCGATTGGGCAGGTGCGACCTGCCATGCTTGCGCGGCCAATCCGAGACGATTCGGTGGCACGCACTTGATGTGATACAGATTCACGCTCCATGCTGGAACACGATGCCGACGACCGTGCGGCACTTCCACCGCCCGATCCGTAATGGGCTTATGGCAGCGAAAGCATTCGTAAGCAGGAATCGCCATTAGGATTCGGTGACGAGGCGCGGCTGTTCCATTGCGAGATGTTCTGCGAGCTGTTTGAACAGTTCGATCTTCCCCTTCGGCGTCAGCGTGGCGCAGTTCTGGTAGAACGAGATCCGCACGAGCGGCATCTGGTCGCCGTCGGCATCACCAAAAACGAGATCGCCCTTAAAGGTGAAATACGGCGTCAAGTGGAGGTCGATCATGCCGGATCAATGCGCTGAATCTTCAGGAACGCCCGATCCTCATCCGATAGCGCGAACGGCCAGCGCGTATCAGCCACCGGCAACAGCGGCTCCAGCTCAACGCCCCACGTCTCGGCTTCGCGCACGGCCTGCTCAATGGCTTTGTCCTCGATGCGGCGCCGTTCCTGATGGCTGAACATGGTGGCTCGCTTTGCCCGTAACGCTTGCAGTTTTCTCAAATACTGCTGGCTAGGCATTCGCGCTCGCTAGTGTCAAGCATTTGACGGAAAACGTCAAGCGTAGAACCGCACATCGATCCGAGCACGGAAACCAGGAGGACCGCCATCAAGGGGGAACATCACCCACGCTTGTAAGCACCTAAAAGAAATGCCATTGACCCTCAGATACCAGCCGTCAGCAATGCCAGCGACAGGCATTGGTAACTCGCCAAAACGCTTGGCTTTCTTGAATTTCGGATGCTTCATCAACACGCCCATGCCACGACGCCAGAGGCGTGACCGACGAGACAGCTTCGCCTTCAGCTCTGGCCGCCCGAGATTCACGGTCAGTTGTTGCTCCGTCACAGCGCACTCCAGTGCATGTCCGGCATGCGCCCGAAGTCTGGCAACTCATTCCCCGTCGACACCGGCGACGCAAATGTCAGCGCCAACGCATCCCCATCATCCGGCGAATCCACCCCGCGCTTCTTCATATCCTGCTTCGACTCCAGCCAGACCAACTGCCGCGCATTCGGCCTGGTGCCTGGAGAGGTCAGGTCCACTTCAAGGTCTTGCGACTTCTCAATCGCCCCTGTCAGCAGCCACTGCTTCATTTCCCCCCACATGAAATCTCTCATATATCTGTATTTTGGGTCTGGCGAGTCGGCGCCGAAGTTGACTTCCTGCAGGTTCCGGTGCCCTTGCTGCCGGAGGCGTTCCGCGATGGGTCCGGCGATGCCGGCGCTGTCAAGGAACAACATCGCGACGTGGCGACCACCGTATTTCGTCGTCAGGACTTGGGCGAGCTTGGCCGTTAAGACAGCAGGGTCACGCGTAAATTCTCCTTTGATACGGATGGGAGGAATACTCCGACCATCCATGCCGCGACGAAACCGAATAACATTGTCGTCGCTTCCGCCCCACGCCAAGTCGCAGCCGGCAACAAGTGGGGTGTCGGGTAACTCAACCACTCCCCTGGTCTGCGCGGCCAAGACACGTTGAGAATCCACATATTGGAGCTCTGCGGCATTTGGAGGCAGGCCACGCACGCGGACGCGAAAGAAATCGGAGTCTTCGCCATAATCTTGCTGCCATTCGGCGATCTGCTCTTTGTTCGTGAAACGCGACGAGCGACTGTCGACTGTGGTCGTGACATAACGATTCCTAAAGGCGCCAAAACACGCGGCGTGAAACCGACCCGATGAACGCGTGGGGTTCCCGAATAGGAACTGCATAGGCTCGCCGTCAGTCAGGCCCCCTTCAGACACCTGGAAGATCGCATCAGGCACGGCCGACGATTCATCGAATACGTAAAAACTCGTGCTATCGGCCGCATGCTGGCCGGCAAAGTTCTCGGAGTTCTCTTCACGGCACGATTGCGGCGCGCAGAACCACGATTCCTTATAATCCCGGTGATACATCCGATTGCCGGTGAGCACGAACCACGGAGCCGTGATGCACATCCTCGTCCACTGCTGGAGGGTGGCCCATGTCTTGGTTTCCAACTGCGTAAAGGTATTGGCCGTGACGGTGCCCTTGCAATTAGGTCGCGTGCTCATAATCCAATCAATGATCCACGCCGAGAGCACCGACTTGCCGATCCCGTGACCACTTGAGACGGCCCGCCTAATGGGCTTGACCGCATTCAGGCCATCAAAGGCGTTCTGTTGCACTTCCTGACCGAGTTCATAGAGGAACTGGTTCTGCCAGTCATCTGGCCCTACGTGGCGTTCTAAGGGGCCCGGCTCTCCCCACGGATAGCCTTCCTCAACGAAGCGCAACGGGTCATCAGCGCAGTCTCGCGCCCATTCGGCGAGGGCGAGTTCGTTAGCTGGACTCAGGCGGGCGATGTCAGGCATCTAATGCACTTCAGCATCAACCATCACCCATCCGCAATCCTCACGGATGAGCACCTGACGACCGCTGTCTAGCAGGAGAAGCGTCCATTCTGTCCCGTCAGGGTCCAACTTGGATTCAACTTGCCTAATGAGTTCACCTTCTAGGAACTCGGCACGCGTGGGAATATGCTTGCCGTTCTCAGTGCTCATTTCCCCTGCTTTCGCTTCAGAAACCGCTGTTTCAGCACATCCGCCACGTCGATCGACACGTTCACGTTCAGGTCTTGTGGTGCATTCTTCGGCTTCCCGAGGATGCGGTCGAGCACATCACTCTGCGCCTGCGGACTCGCCAGCCGCGTCACAATCTCAAGGGCTTCGCCTAATTTGACACGGGCTTCGAGCTCCAACGGGTCAGAAATCACCTTGTATTGCCCGGTTTTCTGGTCCCGATAAACGAACTGCTTCACGCCAACGGCGGTGGAGTATTGGGCATCACACAGGTCGTTGAACTTTTCTTGCCAATGGATGCGATAGCGCCGTTCGGCATCTTCTCGCTCGAGCGTGGAATTATGCTTGCTGCCTTTGGGTTTACGGACCCCGGCGATATTGCGGCGTGACGCTTCAGGAGAGGGCATAAAAGCTACTAAAAGCTAAGATTACACCTTCTCCTGTGCCTGTGGGTGGAGCGCCAGCCGTGCCCGCGCCTCGGATAACTCATCAAGTGCTCGCTTCTGCATCACGACAAACTGATGCTTGGATTCCTTCAGAAGCTCAGCGTAATTGTCTCGTTCGGCCCGCAGCGCGGTGAGGGCGGCTCGAGCCTCAATTAATTCCCGCCTCCATCTATCACAGTCTTCAGGAGCAAATATGCACTCCTCCAGTTGGGCGCGGACGGCGGCGAGGTCAGCCTGACTTGCACGAAGTTCTGACATCGGAACCCATGTTCGCTTATCGAGAAGCGCGGTTATCCGCTCCTGCGGGTCTGGGGCGGGTCCGGCCTGAGAGGGCGTCGTCATACGCTCAACCTCTTGAGAAACTCATCACAATCAGCTTCGGTGCGCAGCACGGCTGAGATGCCGCGCCACGTCGCCAAGAATGCCTCCTGCACGGGTCGCAGCTTGCCTTTCGGCCCCTTTACTTCTGCCACGGCCGTATGGCCGCATTTCGTGACGAGCAAATCCACGGGCTCCCCGATTTTCTGCACCTGTGCTCCATGTGCGCGGAGATATTGCACGATCGCGGCTTCGTTCACGTCGGCGGCATGCACTTGATATTTGCCCATCAGCGATGGCCAGCCTTCACATGGAGTTTTAGTGAGAATTTCACGCGTTTTCCTTGCGTCACGACCACTTGTCCATGCGTTTTGGCCTTTAATTCGTCTTTGACGAATTTGACGAAGTGACCCCATTGGACACCACACCAACCGCAATAGCTATCGTCAAACTCGACACCATTGAGCCAGTAGGACGACGCAATCTTCGATTCACTACCACACGTCGCGCACCGACCCATCACCGATACCTCACGCGCGCCGCCTCAAGCACCGTGCGCTGCTGACATTGCCAGTTCCCCGGAAAGGGACAAACAGGCGCATGCGGACAGGTCGCGTCCCGTGTCGCCCGAGGCCGATAGGAGTGTTTCGGCATCGCTGGCATCGACTGGACGCTGGCCCGATTCAGCCAGGAGACGCAGAACTTCGGCATGCCGCGGAGCGTCTTTTGGCGGGTCGGATTGGCCTCGAGCCAGGCGATCGCTTTATCGAACTCGACTTCGAGCTCCACGCGTCGATAGAGCGTGCGCCAACGGGCGATCTGCGCCTGCGAAGGCGCCCAAGTGCCTTGCTTCGTGGGAAAGGTCATTCCGTCCACCCCTGCCGCCGTGCCACGCTCACCAGCGTCATGGATTGGCCTCAAAGAACGCTCGTGCAAATCCTGGTGGCGTCACTGCGTCGCGCGGACTTGCGTTCTGCTGCTTCGTGCGAAACGTGCTCGGTTTCGTTCGTGGCTTCGGCTGTTTCATCGGTTCTGTGAAATCGCCCCAAATACCTGTCGGCTTATGGCCTGGATCACCATATTCCCATTGCTTGAACGTCAGACGTGGAGGCCCAATATAGCGCCGAAGTTTATTGATCGGATTCTCCAGCGCCCACCATTTCAGCCCGTTCCTATGGGCGTAGGCGATGCGAAAACAGGCATCGACAAGTGACAACGCTTCGCGCAGCTCGTTCATCGAAGGCGGATAGCGATTCCGCGCGCATAACTAAAGACTGTGCAGACTGGAGCAGCGAGAATGCCCCAGACGTGCGATTCCCGCTCAAGCAATCGTGCATCGTGCCCATTCAGCCGATCGATGATCTTCACCAGATAGCCCGCATCGGCATAGGGTTTCGACCATGCCCCCGTCCCGCCGCAGACATCAAGGATTTTCACTCGCTCCAGCCTTGTCGTCTCGCGGCCGATACCAAC